AAGATACTTTTCAGTCATGCGTGTTTTGTAGTCATGTTTTACAACCATGACATCGTTGTAAGGACTTTGTAGATTCCATAGTTCCACAATGTCTCCACGTAGGATCATGTCGCCGTCAATGAATATGGCCCAGCCTTGATAGTCCATCAAGTGTGGCACAAGAAATCTACTGTAGATAAATTGATTGCTGCCATCAGTGTGTTTTTCATCGTAGTCTCGAAACAAGTTCAATGCTACAGGGATTATGGCCACTGGCTGACTGGCATGTCTGATGATTGAATTTACACATGTATGATATGCAATGGCTTCGCGTGGATCATAGCCTACAAACACAGGAATTGGTTTCATCGGCGTTGTATATCTTCCTCAACACAGCGGTCACCGTATTGTATTTCAATCAACTTCAAGGGCCGATCAGTTTCATTACACAGTTGATGCCACTCATTGGCTTTGATAAATGTATGTTCGTGCATGGTCAGTTGGCACTTGACTTCTTGATCAGTACTGGCCTCATCCAATGTATACACTGTGGCTTCACCTTCAGCCACAAACCAAAACTCTGCACGACTATCGTGTTGTTGCATGCTTAGGCATGTTTTAGGCATCACAGTGAGTTCTTTGAGTTTGGTATTGGCGCCTACTTCGTGCAACACACGATAGTAACCCCAGGCTCTATCAGTCTTGGGTGTTTTCCATTCTGTGAGTATCCATGAACTGCTGTTCATCTTGTGCTCTCCGCCTACTCCAAATTTAAAGTCCACATCGTCAAACACCATTTCAGGAATGTTATCTGCTGTGCGATCTCCACCGTTGGCAAAGATAAATTTAGCGTTGGGCACAGTGTAATGTGCGCGAGCAACACGTATGGCTTCTATAGCAGTGTTGTCATCATCATCAAACTCAATCACACGGTCCACCATACGTAAGTTTTCAATAATGGCCCTGCGTTCTGCTGCGGGCATGAATGGTCTGCCCTTTTTACGTGACAACCATTCATCACTGTTGATGCCAACCACAAGTCTATCGCCCAGTGCGCGGGCTGCTTCAAAGTAGGCAATGTGCCCTGAATGTAGTGGATCAAATCCACCTGTGACAATTACTATTTTCATGTGGATATTTAACCAACATGACTCACACACCACCAAAAAGCTACCCAAGATTCAACAAAAAACAATACAAAGAAAAATTCCATTTCTTCCAAATCCCGGCGCCAACGTTCTCGATCAGTCATGTTAGACTGTGATATCTTCCATACCTGCTGTGCGCAAGCGAACCACGTGACCCATTTGCCACTGCTTGGTATCCAAACCCTTCATGATGCCCAACCAACGATTGCGTAGCAGTGCTACTTCATTGATGATGGTTTCAAAGTCCACAACTTCTTCTTCACCGTCCACGTACTTTTCAGCATCACGTGCGGTTAAGGCACGGGCATAGCCTTCCAGGTACTTTTTGAAATGTCTAGTACGTATTTTGCGCAGTTGGATGTTGAGGTAGTTCAACACAGCTTCAATTTCTTGAAGTTGATTAAATCTATGCTCGGTTATGCCCGGCAAGGCAGTGATGTTCTTTTCTACCAGTCCACCAATTTTGCAGTCCCGCTTGGCATCCGTGAGGTCTGACTCAAAGTGTGCAATGAAGTCAGGTATGTTACCAAGATCAGCAACTACTCGACTATACCACATCAGTAGTCATCTTCTTTGTTGTAGTTGTCCTCATCATCAAACTCTTCTTCCTCTTCTTCTACATAGTCCTTGTCGTTGTCCAAATATGCAGTCAAGGCTTTCTTGATGTCTGAATCACCTTTGAAGGCATCTCGTATTTCATCTACATCGTGGTCATGATCAATCAGGATAGACACAATGCTTTCAGCAGCATCTATACGATCCACCACGTTGACATATCTTTTTAGTTCGCCCCAAATTTCGCTTGCTACTTCTGCTGACATTTTATTCCTCCGTTGCGTCGGCTGTACTTACCTCAGTTTTGATGTTCTTGAAGTCGATCATGACCTTGTCCAAGCAACCATCATCGTTCTTTTCCCATGCTTTGCGAAACTTCTTGATAATTTCGCCTTCACTAGTAGTAAACACCAAACTGTTGCCTTCACGCTTGAGCATTTCTTTTTTCTCAATCAAGTCAACAAGACCACTGTAAGGACTCATACCTGTTGTGTAAGGAATCTTGACTTGCACACCTTCAAAGGGTTTGGCATAGCGTGTTTTCATGACTTTACAGCCGGCACGAATACCATTGACGTCTGAAACTTTGTTGCCGTCCTCGTCCTCTTTCAGCTTCATCTTCTTCATAGCCACCACAATTGAGCTGGCGTAAATGAAACCTTGACCCCCGGAGATTTTATCATCAGGGTCAAACATGTCCTGACTTGCGTATGTATGGTTGGTACAAACCAAGCCCACATTGTATGAACCAAACATATTCACACAGTTACGCACCAATGCTGTCAGTGCTTTGGGTTTACGACCCAGGTCACCCTTCATTTCGCCAGCATCAAACTGGTTCACATCCGTGGGAGTCAACAACATACCTAGACTGTCAATAACAAACATGACCTTGGGACGTTCACCTTCAGGCAAGGCTTTGTAGTCGCTCATGAATGTACTAATGGTTTTTGCCACATCGTCAATCATGGCCATGCTCAACTTCAGTAATTTGCTTTCTGAAGTGTCCACACCCAAGGCTTTGAGCCAGTCTTCGTCCAAGGCGTTTTCACTGTCAATCAACACCACAAAGATACCTTGCTCTTGTGCGTTCTTCACAATGTTGCCTGAGCAAATGTAACTCTTGCCTGCTCCAGAGTCGCCAGCAAACACTGTGACCTTGCCCAGCGGAATGCCTCGATTGAAGTCGCCTGAGATCAAGTAGTTCAATGCATAGTTGCCTGTGCTGATCCAGTCTGTGGGATCATTGAAGCCAATGCTTAGGCCGTCAATGCTCTTTGTGATTTCCTTGCGGAACTTGCTTACGTCAAATGGTTTTCCCATGTCTGTCCTTTTAAAATTTAATGCTTGCTCGATTGTTGTCTCGAGAATTTCTAAATAAAATTTTTCTGTATTCAAATAAATTTTTTGATATATCTACAATATTAGCCACGGGCAATTGATCTGTGATCAATGGCACACCGTGTGCGTTTGCCCATGTTGTTGCTTCCTTGCTGTAAGGAATAGTTTGAGGTTTTTGTAAATTTAAATGAAAAGAAAACTCCAATTGTTCATAGTTGTAATGATCAGGGTATTCTAACGTGTCATCAAAAAATTCAAACTTGTTGTAGTACTGCCGCCCAACATACGTATATCCAAAACTGAAATTTGTCACATTGTTATTTGATACCATGCTGTCAGTAAACGGATTATCAAATACATTCCATTTACCATCAGAACTAAACTCTAAATGCTGTTTACTAAAGGCTGTTTCCAACCGATGCACTCCTAGATTCACTTCCTCATACGGATATATGTATCTTAACTTTTCCATTGCTGGTGCAGTTTTTACAAGTCGAATTTCATCTGGATAAAGTTCATGCAATTGATTACCTAGTCTGGCCACATTTACATTTGGACTGAATCTAAGTGTATCAATATCAACATTGTCAAATTGTGAGAAGACCCAGTCTGAATGAGTTTTGTTCAAAAAACGTTGATTTAAATATTGTTCTAAATCAGTTTGTTGATCCAAAGACTTACCAATTAGATGGTACAGCACTTCATTGGTTTTTGATATTGCCCAATGTAAATGTGTGATTTTTTTATCAAGTTCATTAAACAATGTTCGATTGTTTGAGAAACTGTTCTGATGTTTTTGGTTTGCCTGATCTACAAAAAATTCAAAAATCTCATGGTTGGATACAACCTCAAATGGCAGACAATCACCTGACTTCTCAAATACTAGGAAAAATTTCATTTGTATTGATCAAAATGAGTCTGAGTTTCCCCAGACCCATGTATCATCACTTGGCTTGACGGCTACGGATCATGGCCAGGATATCCTGGGCATTTTGTCCTGAGGCTGCAGGCTTGGCCACTGGTGCCACTGCTACAGGTGTGTCGTCTTCGTCAAAATCACTTGCTGCTGCAGGTGCGGCCACTTTGAGTGCAGGCTTGGCTGCTGGTACGTCTTCGTCAACATGGCTGGCGCCGGCGCCGCCAGGTGCTTGTACACCAGCAGGACGGAAGTACTGACCCCAACGTTCTGTGTCGTATGGTTGTCCATCTACACTGGCCTCAAACATCTCTTTGATGACTCGGAGTTCAACATCGCCAGGCTTCTTGGGCAGGAATGTGCTCAAGTCAAACAAGCCATGTGTGACAATTGCAGCCTGTTCTGCTTCTGTGAGTGCAGATTCTTTACGTGCCCACTTTGATGTTGAGTAGTCAGCAAAACCACCTTTGGCAGTCTTTGACACACGGAAGTCCAAACCACGCAGGGTGTCTGTGGGCATTTCTTCCAGCTCGGGATCCATCAGCGCACCTTTGATAGTGGCAAAGATTTGTGGCCCAATGATGAAACGTCGAATGGGATTTTCTGGAGTCTTGTCTTCGCTTAGTGGGTTTTCACGCACAAAGCCTTGAAAGATGTAACTGCGTTTCTTCCAGTACTTGCGACCCATTTCTTCAAGGCTCTTGTCCTTGAACCAGGTGCGCACTTCTGCC